GGCACCGCTGGCTCGACCGTGCGTGCCTCCGCAGCATCCTGCGCCGCGTGGTCCTCAGCAAATGCAACCCATGTCTGATCTGGCTCGTATCTCGAAATCTTGCGAGCTATGTCGTCAACCTCCTGCTCCTCGAGCGGAGGCTGACATCGATCACGATTGATCTGGCGCAGGGCTGCCGTGATCTCCGCACGACTCATGCCTACTCGACGCATGGACCCAGCTAGTCGAGCCAGTGCCTCGTTGCGGCTGCCCTCTGGCAGTGGATTAGCGTCACCACCACCAGCTACAGCAGACACGGCTCGAGAGATGCGACCTGCCGCTAGGCCGTCGAGCAGATCAGCCAGCCATGATGGAGGCACGGGCAATTTGGCGCGGGGCAGATCCAGCTCGCACCCAGGCACCCATCGATAGGCACCACCGGGCAGCACGCTGGGCTCAGCGCAAATGTAGCCACCCCATCCTCGAGTATCGACTGAGTCTGCCAATCGGCCCGCACTTGAACGCCATGCCTTGCCGTCTGGCTGGCGATAGACATGATGCCTACCGCCTCGAGGAGTCATGCTTGTCGCCGCGCTAGCCAGTTGCGCACCGAGCTCTCCATCGTGAGGCCAGCCGTTGTCAGAGCCGTCAATGTCAATCACGATCAGGTCATCTGTCGATATGCCGATGTTTGCCCGTGGCGCTGCCTGCCACCATGCCTCGATCTGAGCAGAGTCAGTAGTGGCAGCATTGCGACCACCCGTCACCATGGGCACCTTGCGCCCCGGGGCGCAAGGAAACACGGCATAACCTAGCTGCGCATACCGTAGGGCAGCGCTCATCAGAGACTCGCTCATCATCACCTCGTGTGTATTGGCCCGGTCGTCATCATGACTCCGCCGGGCGCGGTTGAGTGCGTGAGCACGCACGTTAGAAGGCCGACTCGTCCGCACCAGATGCCGGTACGGCAGGATGATATGCCCGCACCTCATTGCGCATGCCAGCACTGCCGAGAGCAGGTACCTGCGTCACCGTCACCACCATGGGCCGCCCATGGAGATTACTCGAGTCGTCCGGTGTGAGCACACCAACGGCTCGACAAATTGCGCTCAGCTCTGCCTGAGCCAGCTTGACCGCCTGCGGATTAGGGTTGTCTAGGTTGAGACGCACCCATAGCTGCCGTCGCTCATAGCTGCCCTCGACTACCCGTAGCACCAGCTCGAGGTATGAGCCGTTGCCTGCCTTGGTAGTTTTCTGCTGGCTATCGGTAATCTCGACCGTGTAATCACCAGGAGGCAGCGCGCCAAGCTTCTCCTGCGTTGGCTGGTGATTGTTGGCATTAAATCCAGTCAGCTTCATTTCGATGCTCCAATCTTGATAAGGCTAAGAAGATGATCCTCAATCTCAGCTACCTGCGCTGCCGTAAGCCCCTCAGATACCTTGATGGTCTTAATCGCGTAATCCTCACGTACCAGATCCCAGTAATTTGCACCTACCACGCCAGCAGCAGTGGCTTGACGGTAAAGAGACAGAATACGCTCGAGGGCTGCTTTAGTCGGCAGCTCTGGCACTACAGCATCGGCTGCGACAACCTCCTGCACGAATGTGGTGATCTGCGCAGGCTTGGCCTTGGCCTTGGCTACTGGCGCTGACTCTTCCATCTCCTCAGCAGGAGTGGTGCTCAGATCTGCATCTAGTAGCGGCACGATCCACGCAAGGGCTGATCTGCATGCCCGAGACGTTGCCCGAGTCTGCGCCATGCCTCGCCGCGCGTAGCGCGGGCGATTCTGCCACATTGGCTCATCGGTCCCAACAAAGCCCTCGCTGCTGGCTACCGTCTCGCCATCGCTCAGCCGGATAAGATCACACACGGCTCGTATATCGCCGTTCTGCATCTCTTCGACCATCGAGATACGTGGGCTTAGCCCGTTAGCCGCAGCCAATGCCTGCCAACCCTCCGCCCTGATATATTTCTTGCCCCTCAGATCCATCGTCGTGCTGAGCACTATCTGTCGGCAGGCTGCTGCTACTGCTGCCCCCCTGACCATTACTCCCGCAGGAGCCTCCTGCTCTATTGCCACCACACTCATGATCCAACTCCTTGATGTCGTTAAAAAAAACTTCGGACCTCGAAACCCGAATTGATGGTGCACCTGAGACTGCGATACGACCGCGATCTCCAGCGTGTCCTATGTATGTGATTACTGCCAGTGTGACCATCTTGCCCTCGTACTCAGTCGATAGGACAATGTGCTCACCGGCACGTCGAGTTAATACCAGTGCCATTACTTACCTCGCATCTTCGCAAGGGCAACCTGGGCTCGTTTAATCTTCAGCTCATTGGCTCTGACCTGAGCCAATAGCTTGCTCTGCCGCAACGTGACGCAGTCGATGAGGCACTGCACATCGATGTGCCAGTCCTGCCGTGCGCCGACCTGTGTACCCTTGAGCTGGTGGTTCTCCAGCAGGTACCTTACCCATCGAGCAGAGCAGCCTAGCATTGTGGCCGCCTGCTGCACCGTGACCTGTTTGCCAGATTTAGCCATATCCTATCCCCTATAGAAAAACCCGAGTGATGGGGCCACACACGCGGAGCCACAAATCCTCGATGCGCACGCGCACACCGAGACAACCCCATCACTCGTGATCGTTAGAAAAAAAACGCAGGCAGCGAGACCGCACAAAGAATTCGATGTCCACATTTCCCGCCGCTAGCATGTCATGATGGTTCTCTTTGCTCACGACACGCCTTGGTAGGACGACCCCGCTGCCCGTGATCGGTCAGTCGCAGATCACGACTGAGTTTGCGCCTATCCATGGTGTCCATACAATCCAGCGACCATCGGCTAGGCAAACCAGATCGTAACCATCAGTACTCTCAGCCATGTCATTTGTCCTAACGCCGATCCTGCGCAAACGACCCTGGATGATGTCGTGGCAGTTAGTGCCCCAACGGGTGGCGTCAGAAATCGCTTCGGATACACACTTGACAATCTGTCGGTCGCTGATCTGGTTAATAGTGCTCATGTCTGCCTCCGTGTCTTGTGTATTGTTGCGACCCAGACCCCGAAGGGTTTCGCCCCGGCGCCCCGGGGCTCGTCAGTAGGTTAGCCAATTTTATCTAGCGCCTCAATTAGATATTTTGATCCAGATTTAATAAGCCCTAGATAGTACCTCTTGCCAGATATATTCATGATTACAATTTCATCTTCGATGATAAATTCCGCCCCAAAAAAACCCATTTTTGATGCCGCGCTACTTAACTTTTTTATAGTGCTCATGTCTGCCTCCGTGTCTCTCAGTCGTGTCGAGCGATGTGCCCGACACCAGAAATATAGTACGGGTCCGGAAGTATGTCAATAAGTTCCTTAACGATTTAGGAAGATTGTTCCGGAAGTTGTTCCGCTAGAATAACTTATGGCGGCAGAAATTTGTACGCCTGAGCAGCCGATGCATTGCGTCAAGGCCAAAAGTAAGAGTAAAATCACCATGTAGCGCATAATCATCATCTCCTCATACGGCAGCATCATGCAGCCGTGGTATCATGATCGACATCATGGAGGACTCACTGCATGAGTACACGCGATGCTGCGCGGATTCTGGGCGTGTCTGATCGATACATCCGGACCCTGATCGAGCAGGGTAGGCTCCGAATAGTCGGTCACACTGGCAGACATGATGTGTGCGATCGTGACGTGGCTCGGCTGCTGCGCGATCGTGAGCGTGCCCGATGAGCTGTATTAGCATCACTCTGCCAGTGCCGCCAAGTGTCAATGCGCTCTGGCGCATGGCTCGAGGCCGCACGATTAAAAGTGCCAATTATCGGCGCTGGCTGCTCGAGGCTGATCTGGCAGGGCTCAGCAGTCGCATAGTGCGGGGCAAGATTGATTACCCGGTGCATGTCACGATAGTTGTGCGGACCGGCTCAGGTTGGCGAGCCAATCGCGACATAGACAATGTGGCCAAGGCCATCCTCGACTGGCTCGTACGATGGGAGGTGCTGGCTGGTGACGACTGCACCATCGTGCAGGGGCTGCTCATCGAGATCGATACATTGCCTCGATCACGAGCATGCGTCGATGTCTCAATCAGGAGACGCTAATGGCCGACCGCATCCCGCAGCATCGACCAGCGCGACATCACCTGCCACGACCCAATCGAGCGCCAGAGACACGACCCTGCGCAGCAGCGAGAGGTTACGACCGCACCTGGGCGAGGTGGCGACTCATGGTGCTGAGAGAGGAGCCGATGTGTCGAGCATGCGGTGGACCGGCATCGCAGGTCGATCACATAATTCCGTTATCGCGTGGTGGCAGTAACGATCGGGAGAATCTGCAGCCCCTGTGTCATAGCTGCCACTCGAGAAAAACTGCGCTTGAGCAATTGCGCACGCGCTGATCTATATAGTACATTCAGACTAGGAGGATCACGATGTCCACAACCACGACCACGACCGCAGGCGCAATCGATCAGCAGATGTTTATGGTCGAGGGAATGACCTCGCCAGCCAACGACGCTACCGCAGTTACACCCAGCGACACGGTCCCGCTCGTCTATGTCAGCCGCGCACTCTATGTCGGTGGGGCGGGCAATCTTGTAGTCACTATGCAGGGTGGTGGCAACGTGACGTTTACCGGTGTGCCCGCTGGCACAGTGCTCCCGATCCGATGTAGTCATGTCCGCAGCACATCGACCACGGCAACCTCGATTATCAATCTCTACTAGGAGTATCGCACATGGCAGACATCCCAGCCAGCACGCCAATCGTCACGCTAGCAGTGCCAGCGCAGACCTACCCGCTATGGGTCGTCGAGTCGCTGTCATTTACGGGTGACGGTATCACATCACCGTTGACTGCCCAGGCGTTTTTTCGATGCGCCAGACGCGACGCATCGCAGCCAACCGGCTGGGTACTCGGTGATGAGCACGTCAACTATTACATACCAGATGTGTACGCTGTAGCATCGACTGACGCTGACGTGGCCAGCACCATCACTCAATTGACAGCAACGCTGACACGTCTAGCCACTGCCGCTGGTGTCCTGTGATTAGCCTGAGCATCGGTCTGTCGATTGACAGGTCGTTTGTCGTCAGCACAGATGGACCAATTGAAGGCCTGCTCTGGCAGGGTGCGACTGACTTTTTGTTATTTGACGGTGCAACCGATTACATAATCTGGCAGTAATGAGGTAGGCAATGGCAAGCAAAAGAATCGACGAACTAGATGCACGCGTGGTGGCAGATGCTGACCTGTTGCCAGTTACGCCATCGGGTGGGCCAAGCGGTAAGGCAACCGTAGCGGCTATTGTCGCTGAGGGCTTGTCTCAGCCTAACAGCGCAAGTTCTGGGGCTGGTGCATCTATCACAATTAAAGCGGCTGACGGGGTGACAAGCGGGGCTGGTGGTAGTATCACGATTACGCCTGGGGCACAAGCTACCACGGGCGGTCCTGGTAAAGTGGTGATTGATACGCTGACGGTGGGACGTGGTAGGAGTGGGCTTACGCAAAATACGGCTGTAGGACTCAATGCGTTAGCTGCAGTTACCAGTGGTGATCAGAATGTTGCCGTAGGCGACAGCGCCGGTAAGGCAATAACCACAGGTACGCTTAACGTGTGCGTAGGATCTGCTGCATTTCAAAATGCGACCACTGGATCCAGCAATACAGCAGTAGGATTTGCTGCACTGGTAAACCTAACTACAGGTGGCGTAAATTCTTGTTTCGGGAGGGGAGCAGGATACTCACTAAATAGTAGTGGCAATACGTTCATGGGTACGTATTCTGGAAATAACACAAGTTCAGGAGGAGATAATACAGCGATTGGATACAATTCTGCCGTGTCAAATACCACAGGCAGCAATCTAATTGCTATCGGTCATAGTGCTGCTCAGTATCACGCCAATGGCAGTACGACGTTAACTACAGCCGCAAACAGTATTTATATTGGGTATCAAGTTCGTGGGTTTAATAACTCCGATTCCAACAGTATCGTGATAGGCTATCAAGCTATTGGCGAGGGTGCTAATACAGTCGTAGTCGGCAACTCGTCCACGGTGCAGCAACATTTTTACGCTACACGTTATATCAAAACTGAAGGCTCGCTGGTCTTTGCATCTTCGACACCAGCAGCAATCGTGTCATCACAGAATGACTATGTCCTCACCGGCTCCGCATTCCAGCGGCTGAACTGCACCACTGCATCTGACATCACAGGCATCGCTCCCCCGACTGGCGGGGCTCATATTGATGGGCGGATGATCCGATTGGTGAATGTGGGCACGGCAACGGTTAGGCTTATGCACAACAGTACCAGCAGTGCAGCCGCTAACAGAATATTCCGACATAACGCAACCGATGTCAGCCTCACGGTAAACGAGTGGGCTGATCTGGTGTACGACAGCACCGATAACGGATCGGGTGCTGCTGGGTGGCGAGTCGTTAAATATGCGTAATGAGGTGATGTGATGATCGCAATCATTTGGCTTATGCTGGCCGCGCCACCGTGTCCGACATGACCATCGCCTGCGCCTCAGGTCCGGCGGTACGTCGCACCAGTGAGGAGGCCAGCGCCCAGGCCAACAGCTCAGACTAGACCTAGACCTGTATCATGGACAATCAGGAGGTGATCATGTTTCCGACATCCGCTCTTGTGACTCTGCTATCGTTCGCTCGTGGCCAGACGCTTTGGGGCAAGCCCGTTTTTGACGCGTTGATCGAGGTCGTCGTTTATTTTGGCCAGACGTTTGTCCCTGCCGCTGATGTCGCTGGCTCTGTGCCAGACGAGACCAGTGAGGATGATGCGATCACCGCCATCGAGTCTGTGATCGCTGGCAGCGAGGATGAGGGCCATCCGATTGCAAGCGTCAGCCCGTTTGTCGTGGGAATTATTTTGAAATTTGCGCTTCAAATTCTTTTGAAGAAAATTTCAGGCTGATTTTTTTTGATCAAAAAAAATGCCAAGGGGGGGTCGAAAAACCCCCTTTTTAGGGGGGAAGACCGTTCGCGGACCCTGAACGCGTTTTTGCCTAGGATCTCTGGATATTTTGGGTATAAGTGGAGATATCACAATGGCTAAGCGTGGGCGCAAGCCAGTCGATCGCACCTCATGGCTCAGAGCTGGCGGGCCATTGCCCGACAAGCCAATCGGTCTATCAAAATTGGAATTGGTGCAGTACAAATGGCTAGTCGAGGCGATGGCGCACGTGGGAACGGGCGGGGCATCAGATCTCGCAGCGGTGACGATGGCCGCAAAAATGCTGGCGAGAGCGCAGATCCTGCGCGACCTGATCGATCAGTTACCGAGCCCGATGATCGAAAAAGAAAACGGGCCAGCGCTACATCCGGCGTACGCAGAGCTCGGGCGCAGCGAGTCGCGGATCCAGTCGATGCTGATCTCGCTCAACCTGATGCCGCGAACTCGATCAAGCACCCGCCTGCCCGCAGAGCAGCAGGTGACGGCAGCAAGCGTGCCCGACGACAACCCGATACTCAAACTCCTGGGCAGCTAGCTGCTCGCAATGTCGAGCTGTTTTTCCGCACATGCTTGACGCACGTCAAAGGAGCGGACGCAGGTCGTCCGCTCATGCTGGCAGAGTGGCAGTATCGAGACATCATCGAGCCGTTATTTGGCACTCTCCGTGCCGATGGTCTGCGCCAATACCGCACCAGCTACATCGAGATACCGCGTAAAAATGGCAAGAGCACGCTGTGCGCAGGCATAGCGCTCTACCTGCTTATGGCTGATGGCGAGAAGGGCGCGGAGATCGTCAGCGCTGCCGCTGACCGTGAGCAGGCATCCATCGTGTTCGACATTGCGTCATCTATGGTGCAGGCTAGCCCGATGCTTGCCTCAAGATGCACAGTACTGCGCAAAGAGATAGTTACCAAGAACGGTAGCAGATATCGAGCAATCTCGGCAGACGCTCACACCAAGCACGGGTTCAACTGTAGCGGCATCATATTTGACGAGCTTCACGCTCAGCCCAATCGAGAGCTCTGGGATGTGCTGACGACAAGCGTAGGATCACGCAGGCAACCGCTCACCGTGGCGATCACGACCGCTGGTCACGATCGCAACTCGCTCTGTTACGAGATGCACCAGCATGCCCGCTCAGTCGCTGATGGCTCGCTGGTCGATCATAGTTTCCTCCCAGTGCTCTATCGAGCGCCAGACGGGGCATCATGGCGAGATGAGTCCACATGGCGAGCAGCCAATCCCGGATATGGTGTATCCGTGCTGCCCGACTACATGCACCAAGCAGCGCTCGACGCTGCCCAATCGCCTGCCCGTGAGCTTGCATTTCGGCGTTTGCATCTTTGCGAGTGGACCGACACAATCACTAGGTGGATCGCACCCGAGACATGGGACGCATGCCGCGGACCTCGACCAGATCTTGATGGTCGATTATGTTATGGCGCTCTTGACCTAAGCTCAACCATGGATCTTTCGGCGTTTGTGCTGGCGTTTCCTCTCGACGACGGCACTATCTGGATCGAGCCAACATGTTGGGCACCTCGAGGTGCGCTCAAACAACGTGAGCGCACCAACCGCATGCGCTACGACCAGTGGCATGCGAGCGGGCATATTAACGTGACCGATGGCGATGTGATTGAGTACGAGGACGTATACACCAAAATCAAGCAGCTCTGCGCACAGTATCGGGTCGTCGATATCGCAATTGACCGTTGGAACGCTAGCCAACTGGCGCAGCAGATGCAAAGCGACGGGCTCAATATCGTGTCGTTCGGGCAGGGCTATGCGAGCATGAGTCCTGCCGCCAAGGATTTTGAGACATTAGTCATGGCGAGAAAATTACGGCATGACGGCAATCCGGTATTGCGATGGTGCTTGGGCAACTGTTCGATAGAGTCAGACGCTGCTGGCAATATCAAGCCCAGCAAAGCTAAGTCATCGGAAAAGATTGACGCCTTGGTCGCCTCGATCATGGCAGTCGCAAGATCTCGACTCGGTGAGGCAGGCGGAGCGATTGGGCGCGGTGCCCCATCGGTGTACGAGTCGCGAGGGATGACTCTCATATGACGATCATCGATCGCATCAAGAGCCTATTCACGCTGCGCGCGGGCAAACGTCCGAGCATGCGAGACCCTGCGCTCACATCGTGGTACGGTGGTGAGGTCAGCACTGCTGGCGTGCAGGTATCAGAGACATCAGCACTCAGCTATGCTCCGTTCTGGCAGGCAGTCCGCATCATCTCTGAGACGATCGCTAGCCTGCCTTTTCACGTTTATCAGCAGCTCGAGAGTGGTGCCCGAGTCATCGCTGATGACTCGCACATCGCTGACCTGCTGCGATTTGCGCCCAATGATGAGATGACCGCCATGCAATTGCGCGAGCAATGGCTGGCGCAGGCTCTCACGTGGGGCAATGGCTACTGCGAGATCGAGCGAGACACGATAGGCCGACCAGTTCGTTTGTGGTTGTTAAGGTCGGAAAACATGAAGGTCGGGCGCAGCGATAACGGCGATCTGCAATATATTTACCGCGACGATTACGCTCGCCCGACCTACCTGCCAGCATCTGACGTACTACACCTGCGCGGCCCTGGTGGTGACGGCTACGTCGGTGCTAGCGTCGTAGCTCTGGCTCGAGACTCGATCGGGCTAGGCATCGCTGCTGAGTCGTTTGGCTCATCGTTTTTCGGCCGCGGCGCTAGACCATCCGGCGTGCTAGAGCATCCCGGCAGGCTCAGCGACGATGCCCGCGGTCGCCTGCGCGGCGATTGGGAACGACTGCACTCCGGTATAGATAATGCCTCGAGGGTAGCCATCCTCGAAGAAGGCATGAAATGGACCACGACTGCGATACCGCCTGACGATGCGCAGTTCCTCGAGACCAGACGTTTTCAGCTCGAAGAGATCGCTAGATGGTTTAACATTCCGGTATCAAAATTGCGAGCGACTGGTGGCAGCACCTACAGCTCGCTCGAGCAGGAAAACCAAGCGTTCCTGAGCGAGACGCTGCGCCCTTGGCTTGTCCGCATCGAGCAGGAGGTGCGCAACAAACTGCTCCTGCCGATCAGCAGCAGCTACTACGTCGAGCATCGCGTCGAGGGGCTGCTGCGCACTGACCTCGCAGCGAGATACAGTGCCTACGCAATCGGTCGTAACTGGGGATGGCTCAGTGTCAACGAGATCCGAGCGCTGGAGCAGCTCGACCCTATCGAGGGTGGAGATGTCTTCTTGCAGCCGCTCAACATGCAGCCCGTATCGTCGATGGGTGGGGCTCAGGCACCGCCTGCTGATCCTACTGTTGCGCCAGTCGTCGTCGATCCTACAGCGCTGCCAGCAGCACCAGCAGCACCGCCAGAGACCAACGACCTCGAGGCATATGCCAGCGATGCTGTGATTGCGTTAGCACTGGCAATGACCGAACACCAGATCCCGAGCTGCGAGCACGGCAGCACCAATCGCTGCCGCGTCTGCGGTATCGAGCGTGAGCGTGAGCTAGTGCCACCGACTCGCCCAGGTGGACGCCATGCATGGCGCATCAAGTGGCGACCAATTTTGCCGTTGCGCAAAACAGAGACTGAGCGATCGATGCCGGAGCGTCGAGCAAAATACGATAGTATCGATTTTTCACCACCTGCTGGCGTCCGTGAGGAGGCCGCTCGAGGTCTGGAGTGGCGAGCCAAATATGGTCGCGGTGGCACTGAGGTAGGCGTCGCTCGAGCCAGAGATCTGAGCAATGGCAGCAACATCAGCCCCGATACAATCGGGCGCATGGTGAGCTACTTTGCCCGCCATGCCGTCGATTCACAGGGCGATGGTTGGTCGCCGGGTCAAGACGGTTTTCCTAGCGCTGGCCGCATTGCCTGGGCGCTATGGGGCGGAGACGCCGGGCGAACATGGGCGAACAAAGTCGCAGGCCAGATGGATAGAGAGGACGACAATGGAGCGTAGATTACTCTCTACCGTCTCATCTGACGCTGGCCGCCTGATGGGCTATGCGAGCGTGTACGGGCCGCTCAGCGAGGATCTGGGCGGGTTCCGTGAGAGGATCAGCCCCGCGGCATTCACGCGCACGCTCGAGGATAAGGGCGCTGACGTGCGAGCTCTGGTCAATCACGACTCATCGCTCGTGCTAGGTCGTCGCAGTGCGGGCACACTTAAGCTCAGCACCGACAAAAATGGCCTTGGCGTCGAGATCTATCCGCCAGACACAAGCTACGCCAGAGATCTTCGCATGCTCATCGAGCGCGGCGATGTCAACCAAATGTCGTTTGGCTTTATTGTGAGAGCTGACGAGTGGACAATCGAGGAAACAGTGCGAGTGCGAACCGTGACAGATGTCGAGCTCATCGAGGTCTCCGTCGTCACGATTCCCGCCTACCCGGACACCACGGTCGCGATACGGTCGCGTGATCAGTGGAGCGCTAGCCAATTGCGGCTGAGCGTACATTTAAGAGGCCGCAAATTGCTTATGACGCAGCTCGGCTGCGCAGGGAGGACATGATGAGCGCAATTCAAGATCGCCGCGACCTGCTCGCAGCGCGAGCACGCCTAGTTGAGGAGGCTCAGGGCTACCATGAGTCAGCATCGACTCGTGAGTGGACACCCGAAGAAAGCGCCAAAGTCGATGGCATTATCGCCATGATCACCGACCACGACGCTCGCATCGCAGCCCTCGAGGCAGCGATGGCTGAGGATGTATCGAGCGAGGAGATGCCCGCGGGTGCGCCAGCAGGCACACCAGATCCATTGGCTCAGCAGCAGGCAGCTCGCGCACGTCTCAGCGATGTGCTCAGCGCATCCAGCCGCCGCACTCGTCCAGCACCAGTGGGCGTGCCAATGTTTACTCGCGATCTCGATGACAAGCGAGCCAATCGGGACCGTGAAACTGCTCTTTGTGGCTGGTTCTTAGGCGCAGACGCTAAAGCTGAGCATCGCTCAGCAGCTCATCGCTCAGGGCTCAATCTGGGCAGTAATCGTCTCGTATTGACTCGTGCCAACTCGACGACCACGACTGCCGGTGGTTACACCATCCCGGCTGGATTTTTGGCTGAGCTCGAGAAAAAGATCGTCTATTTCAACCCACTCCGCGACGTTGCTCGCGTTATCCGCACCGAATCGGGCAATAGCTTGCCCTTCCCGACGATCGATGACTCGGGCAACCCCGGTACGATCGGCGCTGAAAATACAGCACCATCTGCCACCGACATGACGTTTGGCCAGATCACACTCGGCGCTTATCGCTACGAGTCGTTGATTCTGTTGTCGAACGAATTGCTGCGTGACTCTGGGCTGGATCTTGCCACCGAGGTCGCCGGTCTGCTCGGCGAGCGCCTGGGGCGCAAAGAAGCGACCGACCACGCAACTGGTAACGGCACCACCACATCGCAGGGTGTAGTCACTGGATCTAGCGCTGGCGTTACTGGCGCGACGACAACCACCATCACGTTGGCCAATATCATGGGCCTGCGTAATGCGCTCGACTATGGTTACCAACAGAATGGTGCATTTATGATGCACCAGTCGATCTGGTCTACCATCCTGCAACTGGCCGACTCACAGAGCCGCCCATTGTTCCTCGACCTACTCAATGGCAATGCACCGCGGCTCTTGGGCTACCCGGTGATCATCAATAACGCAATGGCCAGCTCAATCGCTGCCAGCGCCAAAACTGTTCTGTTCGGGGATTTCAGCAAGTACTACATTCGTGATGCCGGTGATATTGAAATCATCCGCATGAACGAGCGCTATGCTGATGCCTACCAGACGGGCTTCATGGCAGTGCGCCGCTCTGACGCCAAGGTGGCTCAGTCTGCCGCAATTGTCCGCATCACTCAGCCAGCGTCCTAATGTGGAGTAGACTCATGAGGGTGAAAATACTCATTCATTGCGTAGGCACTCTCGTGAGCTACATGCCCGGCGAGGTTCTCGACATCATTGGCGATGACGCCCAGCGGCTCGTATCCGCTGGGCTCGCCGAGCCCTATCAGGAGCCAGCAGCGCTGGCTCCACCACCTTTAGACATCGCAGACAATAAGCGCCGTAAAAACGTGGAGAAGAGATGAATATCAAGATCCTCGCGCGTGGTACCGCTGAGCCAGTCACGCTGGCTGAGGCGAAACTGCACCTGCGCGTGGACCTGAGTGACGATGATGCGCTCATCACTGCCATGATTAGTGCGGCACGTGACATGGTAGAGCGTTACACGAGCCGCACTCTGATCTATACCGCATACCGCCTCACGCTCGACAACTGGCCATACGACATCGAGCTGCCAAGGTCGCCAGCCGTTGAGGCTGCCGCTAACCTGATTACGGGCATCGCATACATCACACCGCGAATCCGATACTACGACGGTGACGGCAATCAGCAGACGATGACGTATGCCGCTGGTGATTTTGAGATTCTTCTCGACAATAACCCGCCGCTGCTCGTTCTGCCACCGAGCGGCATGTGGCCAATCACGTACCCGCTGCAACGTGGCGCAATTGAGATCGATTGGATCGCAGGATACGGCGCAGCCAGTACGGGCATACCGCAGCTCCTGCGCCTCGCAATCATGATGCTCGTAGCGCACTGGTACGAGCACCGCGAGGCAGTCGGGTCGTTCGGCTCTGAGGTGCCACTGGCAGTCGATAGCGTGCTCAGGCTCTACTCTGACGGGGGATACTGCTGATGCCCGCTGGCACTGTAGTTGGCGATCTGCGTCGTCGTGTGACTCTCCAGTCACCGACCGATAGCGTCGATTCATACGGTCAAGCAATCCGCGCATGGGCTGATTATGCGACAGTCTGGGCTAGTGTCGTCTCGACTCCTGGTACCGAGCCACAGAGTGCCCTTACGCAGGTTGGCATCGTTAGCTATACCATCACGATGCGCTATCGGGCCGATGTGCTGCCGACTCATCGCATGAGTTACGGATCAATCAAGCTCAATATCGTCGGCTTGTCTACTATCGACGGCGTCAATAAGCACCTCAAAATTACTGCTCTTGAGGTGACGGTATGATCAAGAGCGCGTTTAACATCGACGGGCTGCCTGAGTTGATTTCAAAACTCAGCAAGTTTCCAGTTGCCATCCGTACGGCGCTTCGTCGTTCGGCACGCAAAATTGGTGGTCAGGTGGCCAAAGCGGCTAAGGCTAAAGCTCCAAACAGAAAAGAAACTATAAAGATCGGCAAAGAACTGGTGCGCATGTATGGCGCATCTCAGGCACTAAAAAAGAGCATCGGCGTCAAGGTCGCCACAACTCGCAAAGGCGCGGTCAACGCCATCGTTGGGCCAAAGCGTGGCAGCGAAGCTAAAGTATTCATTGCCTACTACAAGCCAACAAAAGCCAAAGTAGCGCAGCGCAACGTCACGATCACAATAAAGCCCTCCAAGTATGCACATTTGGTGGAAAATGGATTTACCGCCAAAATTTGGGCCAGCAATAAACGAATAAGAGTTAGCCCCAAGCCATTTCTTCGCCCTGCTCTCGATTCTAATAGCGGGCAGGTTTCCGGCATCACTACCGATTATTTGCAGGTCGCCATCGATGACCTGATCGCCAAGGGCAAAATCACACCCGAAATTGGGAGTGATACATGAGTGCCCTAGGCAAACTCCTGCGCACCTACCTAGTCGGGCGCACCAACTATTCCACGACCATACCCGGTGGCATATCACCGGAGAATGCGCCAGTGGGCTCGTCTCTGCCCTATGTCGTCTATCAGGGCATCAGCACTCAGCGACAGATGCTGCTCTCAGGTATACCCGCGGTGATCACAGAGCGTGTGACGCTGACGGCAGTATCTGATACACGATCGAGTGCGCAGAGTGTCCTAGTGTGGATCGCGGCTCAGATCGAGGCAACACCTGGGCGTCAGACCGTCTCGGGCACCACGATCCATCACTGGAGAATTGAGGAGGCGCAGGATCAATCCGAGCTTGGGGGAGATGGGACCGACGAGCTAGCACGACTGACTACAATTGACGTAGTCGGCACATACCAGTAAAGGAGTCTCGACATGCCAAATGTACTAGGACCGGGAACGACCGCAGCCTACGCGACGCTGAGCAGCAGCACCGCAGGCACCACGGCAGCGCTGAGCGGGCTGATCAGCATCGCGGCTAATGCGCGATCTACGACGTTCGCTGATGTCACAGCGCTCAGCGACACGACAATGCAACGTGTGCCAGTACGCCACGATCCAGGCACAGTGCAATTCACGCTGTATCTCGACGATACCGCAACTGCGACTAACCTGATGACTTTGCTCAATACGCGACGTACCAGCAGGGTGCATACTCGTGTGACCGTCGATCTTGGTGGCAACAATATCGATACAATCGCAGTGTACGATGGATACATCAGCGAGATCGCGTATCCTGATATCGGCGCAACCGATGAAGCGCTGAAGTACACAGTAACTCTCCAGTTGAGCGACAAGGATAATGCCTAATGCCACTAGACCGAGCAGCAATTATCGCAGGCGCAAAGCCTCGCATCGTAACCATCTCCGTGCCCGAGTGGGGCGGAGATGTATGCCTGCGCGAGATCACGGCAGGCCAGCGCGACCAGTGGGATGCTTGGCAGATCGAGCATGATGGCGCGGCACGATACGCCAACATCCGCGCCCGTCTGCTCGTGCTCACCATCTGCGACGAGCAGGGTGAGAGACTATTTGCCGACAGGGATATTGACATCGTCAGCAGCATGCCTGCGCAGACGATCGATAGGCTCTGGGACGCATCGTGCAAACTGGTGGGGCTGCGACCTGAGGACGTGGAAAAAAACTAGCCAAGCGCCCGCTCAGGCGGGTGCTATTTCGGCTCGCTGGTCATCTGGGCATGACGGTCGGCGAGATCGAGGAGCGGATGAGTAGCACAGAATTGGCCGAGTGGGTCGCACTCATAAGGCTCGATCCATGGGGCTACTACCGCAGCGACCTACAGCATGCGCTAGCGGCATGGGCACCGATGGCAGCGTGGTCCAAGGGCGCTAAGATTACAGACTTTCTGCCTCGAGATCTCTGCGCTGAGATGGAGTCAGAGCGAACGACACTCACGGCACTGGTCGAGACCGGAGCCAAAGTCATGACTAGGGAGCAGGCATATGGCTAGTATCGCCAAACTCTCAGTGCAGATGGCATGGCAGGGCTCTGAGCTGACTAAGGGCGCAGCCGATGCCAGCAAAGACCTTAAAAACGTAGGCGACAAAGCCAAGAAAACCAAGGAAGAGCTCGAGGCTCTCAAGAAAGAAAAAGACAAACTAGGCGAGAAAAAGTTAAATTTAGCAGAGTCACTAGGCCTTAAGTCGTTAAACGACGTAAAGGGCCTGTTTGACATGGCCCGCGGCGTGTTCCAATTCTTTGTTGGCCTGCCCATCCAAGGCGCTGTATCCATCCTGAAAATGGGTGGCGCTCTTGAAACGATGACGATACGGGCTCAGTACGCGGCCAAATCAATCGAGGCAGGCAATAAAGTAATTAAGGATCTACGCGACATCAGTAGCAGCAGTGGCGTGCCATTGCAAGATTTGGCCAAGGCATTTGAGCAATTTACCGCTGCTGGCATCAGCACAGCAGGCGCATCGACAATCTTGGCTAATGCAGGCAACGCCATCGAGCTGCTCGGTGGTGGAGCGACTGGCGCTAACGCTGTAGCTGCCGCAATCACCGAGATCCGTGGCGCAGCCATTGCCACTGATGGGCCCCTCAAAACATTGCAGCGAGGCGGGCTGAGAGTATTTGAGGCACTGGCTCATGAGCTCGAGGCAGTCACGGGCAATGCCTACTCTGTCGAGGAGGCAATGGCTGCTGTCCAGCAAGGCTCGGTGAGCAGCGCCACGGCAGTGCGCGCGGTATTTAGAGCAAGCAATAGTAGCGAGGCTAAGGCTGCCGCTGATGCGTTTGGCGCGTCGTTCGACGGACAATTGCAACGATTATCAACCGGGTTCAACGATCTCTTAACTGAAATAGGCAAGCAGATGCTTGCCATTATTCAGCCAGAAAAAGCGTTTGCCGCATTGCGTGGAGCGTTTGAAGGCGTCAAGGAGGTCGTGCAGGAGATTGCCGCAGCGTTCCTGCCCGTGATTGATCCGGGCGCTAAAGGCGACGGATTAAAGGCTATATTTGAGTCCAGCAAGCAGATTGCCAAAGATGTCGCTAACAAATTGATTGATGCGATAGTCAGCATTAAGACGATGTTTGACGAGGTCGTCGCTGGCATACGCAAGCTGATGGAAGATTATAAAAATCTCACGCCCGGCAATGTGATAGCTGGTGTGGCAGCAGCTCCATTTAGAGCTGGCCTTAATGCTATTTCAGGAGTGCGAGGTCTGTCAGGTGATGCCAATCTTGGTCCAGATCCTGCTGAGGTAGCAAGACTAGCTCGAGAAAATGCCGCAATCCTAGCAGCAGCTCAAGCCGCATGGGGACAAGCCACAGTTGTCGAGGAAGCAAAAATCGAGGCTGCCAAGGTCGAGGCTACCGTCAATAATGATGTGGTAGTAGCAGCTAAGGCTGTAGAAGATGCCAAGAAAAAAGAGGCTGAAGCCGCAAAAGTCGCAGCCTTAAATTTAGAACTTGCGACCAAAGACAACACCAAATTAACCGCAACTATACTGAATAACAATATGACCATCACCGAGAAATTTGCCGAGATGACCGGCAATCTTGAATCGATGATGGCGCAGGCAGCCAAGGGCTCTAAAGAATCCGCCGACAAGTTGCGAGCAGCACAAACTAGAGTCGTTGGCAAGCAATTGCAGGACATGATCAAACAATTTGCCACGCCCCAGGCAGGCACTGCCCAGGCGTTTGTCGCTGGCTCTGCCGGTGCTGCTGAGGCGCAGATCAGAGCAAGAGTCGAGGGCATGAATGCTCAGGCGGACCCTCAAAAACAATTGGTCGCTGCTGCTGCTGAGGCTGCGCGGCAGGATGCGATCCAGACCAAATTGCAAGAGCGATTAGTGGCTGCGGCTGAGAAGGCTAACATAATCAAGCCCGGCACTTTGGTCATCCCCAAATAAGGAGGCGACATGGCGTACACACTGTTCAGCGAGGTCGCCGAAGGGCGCACGGCATCCGTCGATCAGAAATTCAATCGCACGTATACTCGTGTATTCTTGGTGCGCACCAGTGACGCATCATACGGGCCAGCGTATGCCGCATCGCATCCATCGCTGCCGGTCATATTCTCGGCGCACAATGAGGACTCTGACGCGTACTGCCTGAGCATCAGCCCGTCGCAGGATCAGGGCGACCCTACGCTCTGGCGCATCTCAGTCAATTACGGCTACAACATCGATGCGCCATCGGCAGCATCTGCGCCATCCGGTGACCCTGCCGTCGAGACGCAGCAGACAGGGCAGGCGCCCGCGGATCGTGTGGAGAATCCCCTCTCAAGGCCGAGAGACTACAGCGTCTCGACGACATCGTACCCGCTTGCAGTCACGTATGATCGCAACAATAACCT